CTGGCAGGCGTCCTCGGCCATCTTCAGGCCTTCGATGACACGCTCGATCGATTCCTTCTCCATCATCTTGGTGCCGCCCGGATGAGGCACGGGATCGCCGTCGCTCCCCAGGACAACCAGATTGTTCGGGTTGTTCGGATCGTCGGCTTCGTAGGTTTTGACGTCGTCGGTCATTCTTCGAGCTTCAATTCGTCCGTGACGGGTGGACACGGCCAGGCCGAAGGGACCCTGGCAGGTGACGTCGGATTGGCTTCCAGGTCGCGCTGGCGATATTGCCGGATCACGTCCTTGTACGTCGCGATTTTACTCCGCAGCAACTCGATCTCGTCTGCGGCCTCGCTCATGTCGGCGCGCGTCCTGTCGGCAACGAGTATTGCCGCGTCGCTTAGATTTTGAACGTTCGGCTTCCACGCCGGATTGCGAAGCCGCTCGACCAGCGTCATTCGATCTTCGGTCATATCCGACCCATCTTCAGTCATGGATTTCTATTGCGACGCCGTGAAACGTTCTGATCGGAAAGCCGTCATCCGCCTCGGCGACGGTCAGAACGTTTTTTGCTTTGATCGCCTCAACATCCATTGCCATCGCGGTCTGGCGATTGCAGTCCCAATGAAAGCCGCTCAGCAGCGGCCGGAACGGATCGTCGGGAATGCCAAAGCAACGATGAGCAGCCCTCATTGCGGCAAAGATCGAAGGACCCGGCGCCCATATCTCGTGACGCTCGCCGGTTACATCGTCGGTCAAGACAAGCATCGGCTCGACGCTCATATCCGCCCCATCAAGAACAGCACGACCAGCACCACGAGCAGAATGCCGACAATTCCGCCGCCGTGATAGGGACCGCCGTAATAGAATCCGCCGCCGCCGAAGAGCAGGATCAGGATGATGATGAGAACGAGCAGGTTCATGTCAGCATCCTTTGCAGATCGACGGCGTCTCTCTCAGGTCGGGCGGAATCGGTGCTACCTGGCTTTGGTGACGATATCGATAATAAGGGACGCCCGTTCCCGACGCGCTAACGAATGGGAGTCCCGTAAACGCTCAGGCCGAGAATACCCACAAGGATAAAAATTACGGCCCATCCACCAAACACTCCATACGGGGTTTGGCTTCTCCATGGACCCACAAAGAATCCCCCAAAAATACCGACGATGACGTAGATCAGCCAGAACCAGATGTTTGCGCCCATGACTATCTCCTATTGCAGTTGCGTCCCGCCTTCAGGAAGAGCGAAGGTGTCGAGAAATTCTGTGTAACTCAGCATCACCCATGCCTTGATTTCTGAGCCTACGAGTTGTGGCATGACCGCGACGAAGTCACCTCGGAGATGGATGTCGAAGACCGCAGGCTTATGTGAGGCCAACATCCCGAGCGTGCGGTCGAGCAGCAATCGTGTCATCGGACTCATTGTGGATATGCCGTCATACAAGTGGTTGCGAGACAGCGCGTCAGCGCGGCGGAATCCACGGTCGAACCATCGAACGTCACCATGCGGTAAGCCGCCTCGCCGTCAATGATCTTTTGAAGCATCACGACGTCAAAAATGAGTTGCAGACAAAGCAGCCACGACAGAATTACCACTATCGTTTTCACTGTCCACCTCCCGCAGCGGGCTGTCCAGTATTCCCTAGCAGCAACTGCAGCGCGTTCAAGCCGCCGCCGGTATCGGTCTCCGAAAGGTTTTGGCCCGCCTGTGCCAGCGCCGGCGTGACCTTCTCCGCCATGTGCGCCTGGTTCGCCGCCTGTGCTGCAGCCTGCCGCTGTCCCCGGATGGTCTTGATCGTCATCGGATCGTTCCAGTCCTCCGGCGGATACTCCACTGCTTCGCCGTAGTCGCGGATGAACTTGTCCGAATTGATGTTGTCGAGCACTCCCGGCATCGCCGCTTCCATGCGGCCGGCCATGACCATCGTGCGCTCCATGCCGGCGGTCTTTGCCGCCTGCTGGATCAGTGCGAGTTTCGACACGAACTTGACCTGGATCGGGATGCCCTGCATCGACTGCGGTCTTCGCGGAACGAGACCACGGCGGTTCATAATCGACACGACGCGCTGCAATCCTATCTGGTCCTCTCTCAGATTGCGCTCGATCACGGGCCCAAGTCTTAGAAGTTTCTCGCCGCGGCGCTCGGTCAATTCCAGTTCGTTGCGCGGCTGTACGCCTTCCATCTGCGAGATCATCAGGAATACGTCGTTGCAGAACCATTTCTCGACGCGCTGCTGCAACCGCTCGATGATCTTGTCGGCAAATTCGATGAAGCGGGGATCAGGCACGAACATCGCCTTCATGCCCGGATTGGTCGCGAGATTAGGAACGTAAGTCACCTTGTTCGGCAGTGTCGAAGCCGGCTCGTTCTTCATCTCCATCGAGGCCAGCATCGAAGGGCGGATGCCCTTGTCCACGCCTTCGGCCGCGCGCTCCGTCAGTCGATTGAGCTGCCGCACATCGGGCAGCGCATCCATACCGAGCCCCCGACCATAAGGGTCATTCGACCGCTGCGTCCACGGCGCGTACATGAACGGCTTTTCGCGATAGCCCTTGATCGCGAGAGGCTGCGGCGCCGATATGCCGCGGAGCCAATAGACCTCGCGATATGCAAAACCACCTGGGACCACGCCGAGCTTCGGAGTCTGGCCTTCCATGCCGCAGGGAAAATTCGGCTCGATGCAGTGCGCAACGATGAACTCCGTATTGAATTGTTTGGTATTCCAAAGTTCCGCAACATTGGTTCCCTGCACCGCCTTGACGCCGAAGCGCTGCACGATGGCGCGCACGGTCAGGACAAATTCGCGATAGAACGTCTCGACCGAATTGTTGTTGGCGCACGCGCCAAAATACTCACCCGCGCACGGCACCTGGCAATCGATCACCCTGTCTCGATCTTCGTAGATCAGCATCGGCGCGGTGCCGAAGGTGACCTGGTCCTCGTAGTATTGGTGCTTGCGGTCGTAATAGTTCGATCCCGCCAGCACCTCGTAGATTCGCCTTTGAAACTCGTTGATCCAGCGCTTGCCGGCGTCATCGACATCGAAGCCGTTCGGCGCCTGCAGCTTGAACCACAGTTTTGTCGGTGCCGAGAGACCGTCCATCATGCCGGCCGCGCAGGTCGCGATCGCCTGCGTCGCTGTGGAATCAACCACGTTCTGGTTGATCGGCAGGCCGCGCGTCATGTTGTTCGGCGTGACCACCCATAAATATCTGCGCGGCAGCATTTCGGCGGCGATCTCGCCCCAATGCATCCACCACGGCGTTCGCCATTGCCGCAGTCCCCACAGCTGCACTTCGAGATAGGAACGAAAGTCCTGCCAATCCTCGTTCGATGTCCAGGTCTTCCACGGGATGATAGCCGGCGTCTTCGCCAACAGCGACGCATTGGCGTCCTCGAAGAAGGCGAGCGCTTCGGCCACGTCAGCCCGTCGTCAGCGACGGCGCCGCCGTTGTCGGCTTAACGAGATCACCCTGGCCGCCGGTCTTGTTGGTGCCGCCGCCGCGCGCCGCCGCAGCCAACTGGTTGGCACCGGCTTGCGCAACGGTTGGATTAGCCAGCGTCGGCGGGATTGCCGCCGGCGGGATTGGTGGCGGGGGAGGTGGTGTCGCTGTCTGTCCGCCGCCGAAAAGCGCTGCGCCCATTACTCACCTCGCCGTGCTTGTGATGAACGCGGGATGATCGAAGATTGGCGCTTGGTAATGCGTGCCGTCCGGTTTGACGCAATCGTAATACGGATCAGGGCCCGGACCACAAGTCGCTTGCATGTCGCAATACTCCCGGTTGCCATCAACCTCACAATGAGGCGGCGGCGGTGGCATGCACACTAGCGTCGTGATGAGAGACAAGGTGCAAACGTCCATTACTCACCTCGCAAAAGGATGATAGTCGGTCTCAGGTTCGCGCGGGATCTCGGGCAGGCCGAACCGATGGTGTTCGCGATCGATCTTTCGATCCATCGGCCGATAGTCGCGCGCCTGCAATTCCAAGAGCGTCAGTTGATGCACGTCCATCGCCGCGATGATCTTGCGCGCCAAATCTTTCTCGATGCAGTCGCGCAGCGCAATGAAGTCAATCAGACGATCGCGCAGCGTGGGTTCTTCGGAGAGGATCGGACGGCTAGGCGGTGCTTGCATTTCGCGGCGTCCCTCCTACCGTGATGCCGGATAAGCATAAGGCCGATACTCCGTCTCGACCGTCGCACGATCACTCTTGCCCGTCGTCCACATATGCGCCGGCCGGATCGAAGCCACAGCCAAGCCCGACATGATGAGATAGCGCGTGTCGTCCATCAAGTGATCGGCCTGGCCATCCTTGATCTTGCCGTTGTCGTCGCGCTGGTAGAACCGATATTCCTTGATCCAGTTGACCAGCGTGCGAAAGACTTTCAGGCGCCCGGTCGAGAGCCGCTGCCACACTTGCACGATGCCGGCTTCGAGCGCGTTGTTGGCGAGAACGAGATTCAAGCCGTGTTCCAGATAAACCTGCAACAGCTGCTCGCCGTCCTTTTGTCCGCGCCCTCGCGCTGCCGGATCGATCACGCCCGGTATCCAGACGCCGCGCGCCTTGATGGCTTGCGCGTGAATCGCGGGCTCGGCTTGGCCGCGATAATGTTCGCCGTAAAGATACACCACGTCGTTGTCGCGATCGATTGCACCCCACAGCGCTGCGGTGCGCTTCCAGCCGACGTCGAGCGCATAGACTTGCGGCATCCAATCCGGGATGACAAACGGATCACAGACAAATTCCGATTCCGGCACCGGATAAACCGCGCCGGCACCGAGCGATGGTTTGCCGAGGGAGCGCGCCTCGAACTCGTGCGGCGGGATGCGCGAGCGCTCTTCGGCGATCATCTCCGGCGTGATGTGAGGGACGTCACCCCAGCCCGCCATCACGACAAAGCGCGAGCGCTTCGCTATGACCTCTTCGGGCGTGCCGGATGAGAGGGTGGGAGCGTCGGTCACGCCGGCCACAGCCTGTCTTTGTCGGTCAATCCGATAGCATCTACCATGCGATCACCACGACAACTTATTGGAATATTGCGAAATTGGAGCATGACGCTACTCTGATTTATGTTTGCTTGCGGGCGGATAGACAGGCGCGTCAGAGAGAGGTTGACGATCTCGTGGCGAAGCATCGGCCGCCGATGAATACGGCGGCCGGAGATCAGGGATAAAACCATCCGCAATAAGCCGCCTGTGGTATTTTAGAATGCGGTCGGTTATGACGGTCTGGATTTGATCCTCGAAGAGTCTAAATATGGCCCAACGCGCAATACTATACCTCGGCCAGATGCCGCAAATCAGTGCCTTCACCTCTGCGGCGCGCCGTTCCCAATCGGGCATAGTCTCAGCCATTGCAGTAATCTTCGTAGGACTCGTACACCTTGACGCCGTTCTCCCAATGGTAACGCGGTTTTGGCCAAGACATTTCCGCGCGAACGCATGATTCTCGCTGCCGGCGCCGATGGTGGGCTTGCTGTTCGAGCGAGAGTGCGTCGAACTTCGCCATCGCCTCGTCGATGAGCTTTTGCAGGTCAACCATTTATCGGGGACCAACTATAATCGCCGGGCTGGCGCGCCCATGAATGGCGATACATCCTGAGATCGCCAACAAACAAACCAGCAATCGACTTGTCAGCATCATCGCTGGCAGGCTGAACAGGAGCAACGTCATACTCGTCGCCTAGATTGTTTCCGACGCGCTTAACCGGCGCGCACACGCGGTATGCGGCGCCTTGGTAAAGCAGAAAGTCGCCAATTTGTACGTGGTCAACCATCAAAAATCACTCTCTCCCGGCAGTCTTCCACCCGGCAGGAACGCCTGCACCACGTCGGACATGCCCTCGAGCGGCGTGAAGGTGAGGATAGAAAATCCGCGCCGCGTCATCAAGCGAATTGATGCCTCGGTGTAGATTTCGAGCGGCGGTTCCTCGTCGAACCAGCACAAATCCTTCGCCGTGCCCTCGAACGCGCCACGGCCCTGTTCGTAGCTCTTGAGGCCTAAGTTCGACCAGCCGCCGAATTGGCTCTTGATCTGGATGGTGTCGATGAAGTCCTGAACACCACGCTTCCAGGTGATTGTGCCGATGTCGCTCTTGGGGATCAGCCCAGTCCCGGCGACCGTCTTAAAGCGCCCGCTCCAGCTCACGGGCCCGAACAGCGTTTCCTTCTGGATGATGTCGCGGGTGGTCTCGTTGGTCTTGCCCGCGGCCCAACAGTCGATCGGCCGGTTGAAGCGATAGCCTTGCCACCAGTCGGGATAGCGCCCCGTCAGATGCAAGGTGGTTTCGTAACCGCCAAGCCCCAAAGTCTTTCCGACGCGGTTAGCGGCCAGCACCAGACGCTCACGATGCGGTTCGCCGTTACAGCCTTCGGGACACCACGTCTCGATCGGATCGTGCTCGCCGCCAGCGGCGAAGAATTGCATGTGGCGCGGGTAAAGTTCGCGCCGAAGGGGACCGGAATCGGGATAGAGCCGATACAGCGCGCGCAGCGCCGGATCCCTATGGGCGATGTTCTCCCGGAGCGTCTGTGCCAGCACCTTGCGGCCCTGCGGGGAGAGCTTCAAGAGCCTCGGCAATAGCGCGTTGATCGTCGACACTTAGCCCCGCGAATACCGCATTGACGTTGACGTTTGCCGCCGCGATCTGTTCCGCCGGCATCCCGCCCATGTGCTTGAGCAGGGTGAAATTGGCCTGGTTCTTGTCCCAGAGCTTCAGCTTGGGATTGCCTTCGTCGTCCCATTCGATCGAGGCGATGGCGTCCGTCAGTTCGCGCGGCAGCGCCGTTAGATCCTTCAACACCAGCCTGCCGTGCTCGTTACGCTCGAACAGGTCAACGATATTGGCTCGGCCGATGCGATCGATGCGATTCACCACCACGGCCACGCGAACATCGCGGTATTCGAGTGCGTCGCGGTAGAGTTCGGTGACGCGCGCCTTGACCTCGGGTCGATTGGCCAACCGCCTAGCATTGGCCGGATTCGAGGCAAAACCAGCGCGTTTCTGCGCCTCTAGCCGGGCGCGAGCCTGTCCGTCGCGGCCGTGGATGGCATAGTCGAGCAACAGTTCGGCGAGCTCACGCGCGAAGACCTCATGCTGCGCATTGGGCAGTGCGGCCATGACACGTCCGATTCGCTCGCGATTCTCGATTGAGGCATCATCGCCTCATTTCGGGAGGGGATTATAGGGGTCCCACTTCACTTTGCGCAAGGAGATTGCGGCAGTGTCCTTGGCTGCCTCCCAATTCACCTCGAACTCGCGCTCGGGTTCCTTGGCCAGCGCGGCGCGCACGGTTGCGGGGTCGGCTGCGCCTAGCTCACTGAAACCATGAACATTTTCAGCCAGTTGCGCCCTTGCGGCGTCCGTAGCGTTGGCCGGCCAATACGACGGCGGAATATGCGGCGGTTCAGCCATCTGCGAGATCAGCGGCGCCCGCCCCTTGGACAGCCGGTCGATCATCATGCGGACGAACGTCGACGAATCAATCCCCTCGTCGGCTGCGGCCTGTTCGACCCAAGCCAGCTGCTCGTCGGTGAGTTTGAGTTTAAGCGGCTTGGCGGTCAAAGTGCTGCCCCGAGGAGTTCTTTGTACGAGTTCAGCATTTTTTCAACGTATTGACGCGTTGGTTGCCACTTAGTGTCACTCAACGTCCATTCGATACGTTCGATATTCTCGTAGCCAAGAACAATCAACTTGGCGCGCTTCGCACGCCGCGTGGCTTTCGCCGTGGCTGGACGCTTGCGGGATGTGGGCTTGGGCTTACGCACGCTTGGCAACTTGGTAGATTTCGAGGTCGGTCAGAGTGGGTCGACCGAAGAGGTTGATAGCAACTTTGATTCTAGTGGTTGGGTCAAGGTCTTGTATAGCCACATCGAGGCCTTTTTCCACTATTCCCGGAAAGCATGCGAACGGGCCCGAGGTGACTGTCACCTCATCGCCGATGTTGAACATCACGCGCAGGCTTTTCTTGCCGTCGATGAGGCCGCCGTGTTCTTGGCTGCGCATGCGCGCGAGTTCGGGAGGCCTGATCCTCACCAATCGCCCGCCCTCACAGGCAAATCCGCCCAATCCGGCCTCGTTGCAGATTGAGGCCAAGGCCTGCACGCCTTCGATCTGCACCAGGACGTAGCCTGGAAACATCGGCGCCTGCACCGGCCGTTGGATGTGGATTCCTGACGCGCGCTGCGAGTGCGATAGCCGGCGCTGCGGCATCGGGCGCAGTTCCACGATCTTCGGGTAATAGCTCGGCACGCCATAGCGTGCGAGGATCGAGAGCGCGTAGGCGTCGGTGCCGCGGACACGGCGGGCCATGAACCAGTCGGTATCAAGCGACATTGGCTTTGATCTCCGCAATTCCTTCGTCTTCGAGAGCATTTGCCGGCCGGCCATCGTTGGGCACACCGGCCTTGCGCGGCGGCCATGGCCACGGAACCTTGCACGGTCCGCGCAATTTTATCCGCAGCATCGGCAGGTATTCGACGGCGAAGTTAAACCACGCCGCGACCTGGCGCTGCTCGTTGATGACGGCCCATTCCGATCGTGGTGGCGCTGTTGCGAGCACCATAAGTTGCGGCGTGATCTCGGGCTGATAGCGAATTGTTTCTTGCCCACCCATGACGTCGTAGAAATAATGTTCTTGGCCGACGATGTGGCACAGCACACCGATCGCTCGGGCTTCGCGGCTTCGCCGGTCGTACCACCCATCCGCTAGTGGTTGAATCTTCGGCTCGTAGCTGCGTGGCGGACTCGGCCGCGGTCGCGTATCTCCAAGGTTAGACTTGGATGGTTCTTCTATATTCTTATACAACCCTTGCGAGTCAGTCGGTCCGCCTGACTCTTTCAACGAGTCAGGGTGCATTTTTGGACGAATTGCGTCGTTGCGGGTGGGTGACTGAGAGTCAGGGGTGACACCATATGTTGTGGTCTCGGCATCCTCGGATTCCTCGTCGTCTTGCCTCTTATCGCTGCGCGGCTTGACCATCCATGGAATTTTATTCTCATTAAAAAGCAGCCAATAATCGCTGGCCCGTTGGCGTCCGTCGTCGCCATGGCGCGCCTGCCGACGAACATAGCCGTGCTCAATGAGTCCCTTGATGAACCGCGGCACACTGCGGACGTCGCATGCGCCTTCGCGCGCAATCGTCTCGGCGCGGAGCCAGCAATAGCCGTCGACGTGGTCGGCGTGATTTGCGAGCGAGATCAGAATCAATTTGGCCCGCGGCGGGAGGGCCTGCTCAAGCGCCCATGCAACGGCTTGGATGCTCATTGCGTTAAACCTATTTGCTCGCGTTCGGCTTGTTGTTGCAGCCACAAGCGCCCGCAGCAATGCACGCGCGGGCCGAGTGATCGGCGATGATAGGGTGGGGACAGTACCAGCGATACCAGAGAGGACACCATAGCCGCGCGATCCAGTCTCCCCGGAAGCACAAGCCATAGCCCCATTCTTCGAATAAGCGCTTCATTCTGCCGCCTGTGCCGGCTCGACGGC